TGCAATAATTGTAATCTACCTATGCCGAAGACTTTAGGTGTTTGTAGCAATTGCGGTATGTCATTAACCGAGAATGACAACCAGCATATTTTAGGAGTTTAGCGTGGCGTTTTGGAATGATTTAGTAGAACGAATTTCAACAAATCAAATAGTTACAAAAGCAGCACCGCCACTTCCAGCAGGTGCAGTAACTTCCAACTTTACGCAGGAACAATTGGCTGGCATTGCGCAACAAATGTATCAGACAGGCGTGTTAAAGCCACTGGAACGCAATCCATTTCTTAGCGCAATTCCATTTGGTCCTTCAAATCCTCTTGTTCCTTCTGCCATTAATCCAATTGGTGAGGATGGTCGCCCTGAACCTCGCCGATGGGAATATCCCGTTGCGTGGAACATCTTTGTTACTGAACAAAGGTTTGTGCCTTGGAAGGTTTTACGAGTTGCAGCAGACCAAATTGATTTGTTGCGTCGTTGTGTAGAAGTCACCAAGAATAAAATTGCTGGTCTTGATTGGGACATAACATTTTCAGAAGCAGCATCAGAAATGATTGCCAGCAACTCAACAGACAATCATGTTCGCGCAATGCAAACTGCCCGTGACGAATTCACTGGTGAGATAAGCCGCATCAGAGCATTTTGGCAAATCCCAGACCGCATCAATGGAATGTCTTTCAAGGACTGGGTAACAATGCTGCTTGAAGAAATTCTTGTGCTTGATGCTCTTGCTATCTATCCGCATCCTGATATGAAAGGCGATTTGCACAGTCTAGAAATTCTTGACGGTTCAACAATCAAACCATTGCTTGATGATAGGGGTATGCGCCCACGCAATCCATTCCCTGCATATCAACAAATGCTTTATGGATTTCCTCGCGGCGAATTCCTTGCAGCATCAGACGACCCTGCACAAGATGGCGTTTTCAATTCAGACGAATTAATTTACAAAGTGCGCAATCCAAGAACATGGACACCGTACGGCTATTCGCCTGTTGAGCGTTCACTACCATTGGCAGACATTTATTTGAAACGGCAACAATGGTTGCGCGCAGAATTTACCGATGGCGTTATGTCGGAACTTATGCTGACACCAGACAAAGACACCAACTGGACACCTGACCTTTTACGCGCATACGAAAACATTATTAACGATGATATGGCAGGACAAACAGAACAACGCCATCGCGCAAGAATCCTACCCCCTGGTTTAACACCGATAGACAATTCTGGATTCAGTGAAAAGTTTTCAGCAACATTCGACGAGTATTTAATTAAGGGCATTTGTGGTCACTTTGGTATTTTGCCAACTGAAATTGGTTATGCCGATGGCGGTGCGCTTGGTGGTGCTGGTCAGCAAAACGGTGAAGCCGAATCAGCATCTTTAATTGGTGCAAATCCTTTAACGCGATGGCTTGAAGACCAAATCTCGGATATCAGTTACAAATTCCTTGGGATGCCACGCGAATTAGTTTTCCGTTTTGATGGTGGTCGTTCACAAGAAACAGAAACCAGTGCGCGCAAACGCGAAATGGAATTAAAAACGGGACAGCGTACAATCAATGAAGCCCGTTCAGACCTTGGTTTGCCTTTGCTTGATGCACCAGAAGCAGATGTGCCAATGTTGCAAACAGGAAGCAATCTGTACTTTATTACACCTGAAGGCATTGCATCGCCAGCGACAGGAATGATGCCAGCAGTACCAGCAGCACAATCAGTTGATGGAAATGATTCCGAAGATGTAGTTGATGATTCCGAAACGCCAATTGTTGATGATGCCGAAAAAGCAGAGTCAGTTAAAGTTGGGCAAATGGTTTCTTGGAATTCAAGCGGCGGCAGAGCAGAAGGCAAAGTAACAAAGATTGTTCGCGATGGGAAAATCAATGTACCGAATTCTAGTTTTACAATCACGGGAACACCAGAAGAACCAGCCGCTTTAATAAGAGTTTATCGGGATGGAAAACCAACTGACACACTTGTGGGACACAAAATTGGTTCGCTCACAATCATTGGTTCTAAATCAGACACCGCTACACAGGAAATTAAAGCATTTATTAAGTGGGCAAAGAAAGGTAATTGCGATAGGGATTTTGAATTCCTTGCTATCGACCCACGCATCGGTGAAGCATTAAACGGTGCAGCACAAGAAAATGATTTTGATTTAGTTAAAGCATTAACGGATAGTTTTCTAAAAAAAGTTTAAGCCGCCAAGAAGCGGCTCGCCAAAAATTGATGGTGCGCAATGCAACATTGATTCGTTCGGGATTAGGGCAAATCTATAATCCTAAGACTGTTGCCGAAAAGTTTTCTGCCCATTTCCACATGGACACAAACAAAGCAGCATCACCTAACCTGCCTGTGGTTAATGCATGGGTCGCAATGAATGTTGTGCTGAATGAAAAAGAATTAAAACAAGCACTTGAACAAACCTATTCTTCTGGCTATGCATTTGGTGTTGCACAAGCAGACGAAGCACTTGGCTTGGTTGATGGTTTCGATTGGGACAATTGGAAGGCAGGTTTTGCTGCTGCTGCAATCAGATTAAAAGACCCTGAAGGCTTGCAGCAGGTTCTTGCTGAAGTTGGTATTACGCTTAACATTCTTGGCGACACATCATTAAAAGAAACAAGCAGAATTCTTGCTGAAGCAATTGATAACGGATGGGGCGCAACCAAAACAGCAAAAGAATTAAATAAGGTTGTGCGTAATGCTCGCCGTTCAATGACAATTGCGCGAACGGAAACCACGCGAGCAATGTCTGATGCAAAAATGAAGCAGTACAAAGAAAACAATGTGCCAAGTAAAAAGTGGCTTGTGAGTGACCCATGCCCAATCTGTACGGAAAACGCAAATGCAATTGTTCCAATTAATGAGGAATTTCCTTCTGGTCACATGAACACGCCAGCGCATCCTAATTGCGAATGTGCTGTCGCGCCATCGTTTGATGATGTTAGCCAACAGTTCGCCCAAGAAGTCCAACAACCAGTGCAGCAACCACCAGCCGAACCGATGATTGTTGCACCAGAAGAAGGCGTGGTGCATGATGGAACTATCCGAGATATTAATGCGTTGGATGAAATGCCATTCAAATTAAAGAAACCGACTCAAATGGCGAAAGACGATTTAGAAATGGAGATAACTGCTATTAAACGAACAATTAGCAGAAGCGATGTAGTCAAAAATTACGAACAAGATTTAATTCATTCGTTTGAAGAAATGGCAAAAAATCCTCTTGGTATCCAAGTTAATCGCGACACTCTTGAAAAGATTGTTGCCGATGGTGGAATGAAAACAATGTGGGAACGAGGAAGTTCGGGCATTGGTGGCAGTGCTGATTTCTATTTGAAAGCAAGAAAGAAACTTGAAGATAACTGGTTTGGAATCCCCGAAAAAACATCGGATGCTGCAAAACCAATTTACGGGCATCCGCACAATGTTGCTCATTCAGAAGCAAGCGAAAAGAGATTAGACAATGTTCGTAATTATGGTCGCATTACTTTAATTCTTAAAGATTCAGTTAAAGGCAGGGCATCAATTACTTGCGGTGACACATTAAACAATTGGCTAAAACCTGTTCTTTACAAAGACATTCTTGATGGTTCATTTACTTTTGATGAATTAATTGGCGCGTCTAAAGAAGCAGCAATGACTCGTTACATAAGAGAATACAATGATGCGCAAACATCAATGGTATTAAGAGGAGAGCCAAAAACAGAACCAAAATTTGGTTTGGAAAATAACGATTTTAGTCCTGAAAACTTATCGCAAGGATATGAATATTGGGAAAGCCAAGTTTACGGCGGTGTATCGCTTGACGATATCGAATCTATCCGATTAACAATGAATGATTACGAATTGCTTGAAGAATTTCATCAGGATTTGCTAGACCAATTATCGGAATTAAACATCTCAATTTTTGTTGAAGCCAATTAGGAGAATAAAACATGGCATTAAATACCATCGTGACCAATGAAGGCGTAACAGTAACATGGGAAGGCAAACTCACCGACGAAACAATGCTAACCATAAACAAGAATTTGATTGTTCCTGTGGGTTCATGGATTGCAATGACAAACGGCGAAGCATTTCAATACATTGCTGAATGGTTAAACAAAAACAAATAAGAATCTATGCGCTACACTTGAACAATGGCTTGTAGAACTGGTTGTCCAACACAAGATTGCGACTCGTATGCTGATTGCTGTAAAGGCATTGCCATAGACAAAACTTCACTAAAAGTAAGAGGATAAAACAATGGCATTGATTCACACTAATTCGACAGTAACCACAACCGTTACGCCTCTTGTCGTTGTCCCACAGACATCCAGATACACTGCCGTATCAATTCAGAATACACATTCGGCAGCAGTCTTTGTTGGCGATAAAACCATTACAACATCAGGCGCAACGATTGGACATTCCATTGCGGCAGGTGCAACTTATCAACTGTGGCTAAATGCTGGCGATGTTGTTTATGCAATCAGCGCAGCAACAACTGCGGCTGGTGCTGTTTCCGTTTTGTATTCCGCATAGACAAATTGCTTTTATTTAGCGATAATAAGATAAACCGATTTTAGGAGATTGTTTTGGCGAAGGTTAATACGACCACTGCTTATGCTGAAATTTTTAAGCATGAATTGTTGGAAGATGGAACTGTCATTGCCTACGGCAAGGCAACAGATGATTCGCTAGACTCCGACCAGCAAATTTGCGACCCAACATGGCTTGCTGAAGCAATGCCGAAGTGGTTTAAGTATGGAAACATTCGCGAACAACATTCCAACATTGCCGCAGGTGTCGCAACAGAATACGAAGCCAAAGGAAGCGAACATTGGATTACGGCGCACATTATCGACCCCGTATCAGCAAAGAAAGTTGATACAGGAGTCCTTAAAGGATTTTCAATTGGTATCCGTCAGCCAAGAGTTGTCAAGGATAACAAAGCAGTTGGCGGAAGAATTGTTAGCGGCGAAATTGTAGAAGTTTCAATTGTTGATAGACCTGCTAATCCAAGTTGTATGCTCACAGTCGCAAAAACAATTGGTGCAGACCTTACACAAGTTGAGGAATATCACGAGATGAATAAAGAAATTACTGCTGCATCATTGATTGAAACAGCAAAACAAATTGCACCTGTTGCAAACAAATACGACCAAGGAATGTTCGATGCTGCCCGTGTTGCTCTTGCTGGTCTGATTGCTGTTGAGGCTGGCGAATTATCTGAAGGCAGCGATGAAGTCTATTCGCTTTCATGTTTGCTTTCCGCAATTCATTCATTGCTTGAATGGCATGAAGGCGAAGCAGCAAATGGTGAAACAACCGCTATCCCTGAAATGGAAGAAGAAGAAATGTCACTTGCCGATACGCCTACTGAAATTAAAGCAGATGGCGAAGAAGATGTTCCAGTTGAAAATGACGGAATGAAAATGTGTCCCGAATGTGATAAGTCCATGAAGGAATGTGCTTGCGACAAGGCAGATGATGCAGAAGAAGAAAAATCTGCTACTGCTAAATGCCTAGAGTGTGGTTGCCATCAACCAGCAGACAATCATGGTCGTGATGATGTTACGACTGCAATTGTTGTCGAATCAGAAATTAAATCTGATTCTCCAAAAGTTTCCGATATCCAAACTATGGTGGAAGATATTGTGAAATCGTTACTACCCAACTTGACAGTTGGCGAGGAAGTTGCGACAAAGGCTACTGAATCTGAACGCATTGAG